AAAGATTCTGATGGTAAGAGTGATCTCTATAAACAACTCAGCGGGCAACCAAAAGAGTTTAGAGATGCTGTTTCATCAATTAAAGACCCCGAAGCACAGGCTAAGGTTATAGAAGCAGGCAAGTTTTTGCGTGCCAGAGAAGACCAAGTTAGACTTGAGTTAGGAAACACTAAAAAGGAAATGGCTAATTTAAAAGCGTTTGATGATGCTTTTAAAAAAGACCCAATCCAAACTCTTAAAGATTTGGCAAAATTTGCTCAGGTTGATTTAAAAAGTCTCATTGATCCTGTTGAAGAAGAGGAATATGACTACAGAACGCCTGAAGAAATAGCTAAAGACAATAAGTTAAAAAATATTGAATTTGAACTTAAACAACTTAAAAATTCTAAACAACAAGAGTTAAACAATCTTATCAATGATGAAATTGATAATTTTACTAACTCTATCGACAATGATGGTAATTTAAAATATCCTCACTTTGAAAAATTAGAAGATGACATCTATGATCTTCTAAAGATATTGAATAAGAAACAAGGCTATCCAACTAACGCAAAAGAGCGTAAAGAAAGATTGGCGGCGGCTTATAAAAAAGCGGAACTTATGGATGATGATCTAGTTAGAGAAAGGGATATTAAAATTGCCAAAAAAGCCGAAGAAGAGCGAAAAAAAGAAATAAAAGAAATAAAAAGGCTTAAAAAATTCTCTGGGCGCACTTCTAATGTTGAAGTTAAGCACGCTAACGAAAGAAGCGAACTGCTTGATATTGTTAAGAATGATTTTGGAATAGTTTAGTTCTAGGTCAATATTTATTACAAATTTTAATAATTTTAATAAATAAACAAAATGGCTACTAATCCTAATATTAATTATGGGCAGTTATTAACCACTACGCTAAATAACGCCGCCCCTAAGATTGTCGATAACATTATTAACAATCACCCTTTATTTGCAAAATTGCAGGCTAAAGGAAGTATCATCAAAGAAAGTGGCGGTGCCAATTTTCACGAAAGATTATTTTATGCCTCTAATGATACAGTTCAGTTTCAAGGTGCTTATGATACTCTTAATACCACTGCTCAAGATGTGATTACTACTGCTTCATTTGCTCAAAAAATAATGACTGGAACAGTGACAACCACTGACTTGGAATTAAAGCAAAACGCAGGTAGTGAGAAAATCGTTGACTTGTTGATGGCTAAAACCAAAAACCTCAAATCATCTTTAGAAAATGCACTAGGAACCTCAGTTTATGCTGATGGGACTGGTTCTGGTGGCAAAGATATTGGTGGTTTGCAACTTTTGATTGCTGATGCTCCAACTAGTGGAACTGTTGGTGGTATTAACCGCGCTAACTACTCTTTCTGGCAAAATAAATTGTATGATTTTTCAGTTGAATCCGTGAGTGCTTCTGCAAGCACTATTCAATCTGCGATGGATACTCTTTATCTTCGTTGCCAAGCTCAAGCCGCTTCAATCCCTGATTTGATCATGGCTGATAGCGTCTACTTTACTTTTTTCAAAGCTTCTTTGAACACAATTCAAAGAATTACTGACGATAAAAAAGGATCGCTTGGTTATGTAAGCTATATGTATAATGGCTCTGATGTGTTCTATGATCCAGAATGCCCAGCCTCTCATATGTATTTTTTAAACACTAATCATGTGTTCTTGAAATATTTAGGTAAATCATTGTTTGAAGCTGGCGAAACTCAAAGAGCATTTAATCAATTAGCTTATGCTACCCCAATGGTTTTTGTTGGTAATATGACTATTGACAATGCCAGAGTTCACGGTGTTATGCACAATTAATTATTAATCTTAAATTTTATAAAATATGTCTAAATTTGTTCCTGTTAATAGCCTTGTAATTCCTCAAGCTATAGAAGAAATTTCAACAACTCAACTTTTGCCGTTAGGCACTAGAGTTAGAGCAGTTGATGTTGCTTCTACTGCTTACGGTGAAGGTGAATTTATTTATTTGCAAGGTGTAGCTTCTACCGTTCTTGGTAGTGTAGTCACTTATAATCAAGATGATCACTCAACCGCTTTGTTAGCTGCTAACGCTATTGCTCCCGTTGCTTTCGCAATGGGTGCTAATGTTGCTTCTAGCTATGGTTGGTATCAAATCTTTGGCAAAGCTGTTGGTAAGGTGTTGGCGTCTTTTGCTGACAATGCCAATTGCTATGCTACTGCAACTGCCGGCTCAATTGATGACGCTGTCGTTGCTGGTGATAGAGTGAAAAACTGTAAAGGTGCGTCTGCGATAGATACTCCTGCTACTGGTTTAGCTGAACTAGAAATCCAATATCCTTATATGGATGATGGTTTAGCCGCCTAACTAAATGAGGGGGCGTAAAATCCCCCTCTAATATTAATTTTAAAATAGAAAAAATGACAAATTTAATCTTACACGTTACGCCAGAGTTGCAAGTCACGGAAGGTGCTTTAAAAGTAGCTTTTTTTGATAAAGAAATCATCAAATACAAACACAACGAAGACATTGACGCCCCTAAAGAGGAAATATCAAGAGCAATGACATTATGTATCAGGATTGAAAACAAAGAAGATATTTATTCAGTTATTGAAAGACCGGCACAAAGATTGCGTTTTAAAGATCAAGCGAGAGGGGTTTATTTTAAAGATGAAAAAGACATTTATAAAAACGCCTATGCCAAATATATAGAATTTAAATCTAAAGCACCAAAAAAATAATGAACCTTTTAACCATTGCACAATCAATTTTAAAAGAGACTAAATCTGGAAGTGTTCCAACAACAATAATTGGGAATGTTGAAGATGTTGCAAAGCAAATGCTTGAAGTAATGACCGTGTCGGTTACTGAATTGGCACGCTCTTATGATTGGCAAGAACTGCAAAAAGAAAAAACATTTAACACCGTTGCGGCAACGGTTGGTTATAACTTACCAACTGATTTTGATAGATTTATCAATAATACATTTTGGAACGAAACCAACGATGAAAAAGTAGTTGGTCCAGTCACCCCCGAAGAATACAGAATTTTAAAAACTGATAATGCTGGAGCTGTAAATAATTATTTTAGAATAAGAGCAGGGCAAGTTTTAATTTATCCCATCCCTTCCTCTATTGAATCAATGATTTATGAGTATGTGAGTAATTTAGTTGTTTTAAGTTCTAGTTTAGTTGGTCAATCACAATGGTTAGCAGATACGGATTTACCAGCTATTGATGCCCATATGGTAAGACTAGATGCAACTTGGAGATGGTTAAAAAATCAAGGAAGACCTTATGCAGAAGACCAAAAAATTGCAAATAGTGCAGTAGCTGAAAGAGCAAGAATTAACGGAGCAAGAAGAACAATCAGACATCACTCTTTAAGTGATGAGTATGATTTTAAGGTGAGTTATCCAACATTAATTGTAGGATCATAAATGGTATTAACACTGGGCAAATCATATCCTACACTTGACCAAGAAAGAAATGGGCAGGCTTTAAGAGTAAATGTGCCTTGCCCTTCTGGTGGTTTGAATACTAAAGACAGCGAAAGCTCTATGGAGCCAACCGATGCCTTGATTATGGAAAACTGGTTTCCCGGACAAGGTTCTGTTTCTACGAGAAAAGGATTTACAGAATATGCGGTCGGTTTGACTGGCTATGTTGAAACCCTGATGGAGTATAACGCCAATACGATTAGAAAGTTTATTTGTGCTAATAACACAACTTTAAACGATATTAGTAATCCTGCCAGCATTATAAGCGTAGGAACAGGATTCACAAATGCAAGATGGCAATGGGTAAATTTTAACTCATATTTGATTATGGTAAATGGGGCGGATACCCCACAAACTTTTAACGGCACAACTTTAGCAGCTTCTACCATAAGCGGAAGTGGGTTGATTGTCAACCAATTAAACGGTATTAATGTTCATAAAAACAGAGTTTATGTTTGGGATTCAAACGCTCAAGATGTTTGGTATGGAGCAACTAATGCAATTGGTGGCGTTTTTACAAAATTTCAATTGTCAAGAGTTGCACCTTTTGGGGGTAATCTTGTTTCAATGATGACTTGGAATTTAGATGGTGGAAATGGTGTTGATGATTACGCAGTATTTTTGATGTCAAGTGGTGATGTGTTGCTTTATCAAGGCTCCGATCCCTCTAGTTGGGCTTTGCTTGGAACTTATAAAATAGGTCGCCCAATAGCAATAAGAGGGGCTAAAAAGGTTGCAGGTGATATTTTGATTATCACCGATCAAGACTTTGTATTTTTTAGCGAAGTTTTTAAAAATGATGGTGCGGTTACCCAAAGAGGTAAATTGTCAGGTGCAGCAATTGATGCGGTTAGTAAATATAGTTTAAATTATGGATGGGAAGTTGCGATGTATCCCCAAGGTGGATGGATTCTGATTAATGTGCCAGTTGCTACCAACACAATTTATCACCAGTTTATTGTTAATACAATCACTGGTGCAGCTTGTAAATTTACAGGATTAAACGCCTCGACTTGGGGAATATATAATAATAACCTTTATTTCGGCGGAAATGGTAAAATCTTTTTAGCTGATAATGGCTATAATGATAATGGTGCAAACATTGTCTGCGATATTCAAGCCGCTTATAACAATTTGGGAAGCCCACAAGAAAAAACAGTAAATGCTTATAGAAATACCATTAAAGTTGATGGAAGTGCGATTATCAACTCAATAGTTAATTTTGATTATGGAAGAGGGCTAACCTCACAAAATTCATCATCTGCGGCAATAGGGTCATTTTGGGATGTTGCTCTTTGGGATGTGGCTTTGTGGAGTCCCGAAGGTTTAACAAGAAACGAATTAATTTATTCTTCAGGTCAAGGCGTTGACCTTGGAATGAGAATAAAAACAAGCATAAACGGACAGCAACTTAGTTGGTATAGGACCGATTATAGTGTCAGCGTTAGTAACATAATATAAAAATATATGGGATTTAGTCTTAAAAGAGTTATAAGAGGGACAACAGCAATTGCAACGCTCGGAGCTTCTGAAGGTCAATTTGGAAATCCAAATGCATCTTTAAAGGGTGCGGGGGCTTACTTGACAGGTGGAGCCTATGATCCTTACAAAAAGAACCCATCAACGGGAAAGCCTTATACTCAATCAGAAATAACAACCGCAAATCTTTTTCAAAGTCTAACTCCTGAACAGAAAAAGGATCTACTTTTAAACAATCCAAACATCAACACCCCAGAAGGCTCACAAACTTATGATCCGCTTACAAATAGCGTCAATCTTAACGAAAGCGACTTTACAAAAGCTGAAAGGCTTCGCCAAGAAGGTTTAGCTTCTCAATTAAGCGGCTCTTTAAGTGGCGATTTTTCAAATGATGGTCAAGTAATCCAAGATGCCACTTTTAATCGTGGCAAAGCTATGATTGATCCAATTGTCAAGCAACAAAGAAGGGAATTATCCCAACAACTGGCAGATCAAGGAATCCCTGCTGGAAGCGAACAATATAATGAGTCAATGAATCGTTTAGATGATTCAGTTGCTCGTCAATATACAGATTTATCACAAGCGAGCATTGCCACAGCCGAACAAGTCAGAACATCAAGATTTAATGAGATTTCGTCTCTTTTGGGTCGTTCTCAAGTAGGAGCTGGCACTTCTTTTGGTGGATATACTCCAAATTATAATGGAATTGACCTTGCTGGTTTTGCTCAGCAACAAGGGTTACAAAATCAACAATTGTCATTTCAAGGTACACAAGCTCGCAAGAATAGAAGTGCGGCCAGAAATAATGCCTTAATTGGTGCGGTTGGATCAATGGGCGGGGCAGCAGTTGGAGCATTTGCTTCTGACATAACCTTAAAAGAAAACATAGAACAAACAGGAACTTCACCAAGTGGCATTCCTATCTATGAATTTGATTATAAAGACAAATCCCACGGAGAAGGCAGATATTCTGGCGTGATGGCTCAAGATTTATTAGAAATCTACCAATCTGCCGTTATTCAAGAGAAAGATGGAACTTTAAAAGTAGATTATTCACAAATTGACGTAGAATTTAGGAGGGTTAAATAATGGCAGTAAATAGAAAACCTTTATCGCAACTACTATCCGAAGTCCAAATGGGTCAAGATATTACCAATAGGGCTATAAGCGGACAAGGTTTTGATCCACAAGGTGGATGGGGAGTTGCTGCTGCTCAAATCGCAACTGCTGGTATTGGTGCTTGGGCACAAAACAGAGCAAGAAAAGAAATTGCAGAAAATGAAGTTGCAGGGCAAAAACAATTTGCCGACTTTTTAACAAACAAAGGATACACGCCTGAATCTGCTTCTGCCGCTGCCGCTATTACTACTCCAGAAGCAAGAAGTGCGAGTATTCAAGATTTTATTAAACAGGAATTAAAAGGTGTAGAACCTCAAACTGGCTTAGCAAAATTAGGGGCTGATTATAAAGCTGGATTGATTGATAAGGCTACATACAACGCCGCGATTAAAAAAGAAACTTCTTTTGCTCCCGATGCTTCCGCTTCTGGTGGAGCAACTGGTGCAATTATTAATAATCTAAGAAGAGAAAACCCGAATTTAACTTATGCACAAGCTTTGACACAAGCTCAAGGATTAGCCAGACAAGGTTTAGGATATGATGCTTCTGGCAATGTTGCGCCAGTTGCAGGATACGCAGAATCAAAAGGAAATATTGCAGCCTCAGAATCAAGAGGCACAACCACTGGTAAAAAAGAAGGTGAATTAACCAACAAATCAATTACCGCTCCAGCTGTTTTAGATTTAATTACTCAAGCTGAAGGACTATTGCCTCAAGCAACAAGTGGTAGAGTTCAGAATTTATACACCGCCGCTAATCAAGTTGCAGGAAGAAGCACAACTATGAGTAAAGCTGATAGTAGATTAGATGTTATTGCCGCTGGATTAACTTCTAATGTTCCAAGAATGGAAGGTCCACAATCTGACGCCGACACAAAACTTTACAAACAAGCCGCTGGTGATGTTGGAAATAGAAACTTACCTTCTGGCGATAGAATAGCGGCTTTACAAACTATTAAAGGTATTAATGAGAAATATTTAAATCAAAACACAACTACAAATCAATCACAAAACTTAAAATCTAAATACGGATTGAAATAATGAGAGATGTAAATTTAGTAAAAGAAAATATATCTAAGATGATTGAGCAAAATGCTCCTGAATCAGATATTGACCAATATGTTGCCTCGGAAGGTTATACTCCTGAAATGCTCCAAGGTGGACAACAACCTCAAGCCCCACAACCTGAACGCAGTATTCCCGCAAATATTGCAATGGGAGTTCCTCAAGGTTTAGGAAACGCAGCAATTGGAGCGTTCCAAGCTGCTACTGATGTTGGAGAAAAAGCCGCTCAATTGCTTCGTAAATTTTATCCTGAAACATTTGGCGAAGATATGGGTGCTAGCACCTTTGGAAACCGCCTAGCCGAGCAAGTCAAACAAAGAAACGCAGAACAAGCACAACTTCCAACTTCTGAAAAAGTAGGTATCGCTATCGGTCAAACATTGCCTTATTTGGCGACTGGCGCGGGAACTGGAAAAGCTGTTGCTGCTGCGACTGGATCGAATATTCTTGGTTTAGCGGCTGGCAGCGCAGTAGGTGGCGGGGTATCAAGTGCATTATCTCCACAAGAACAAGCAGGATTGGAAAATAGAGCTGTTGAAACTTTAAAAGGTGCCGCAGTTGGTGGAGTAGTTGGTGGTGGATTGGGTGTTGTTGGAAAAGTTGCAAGCACTGTAGGAAGTGGAGCGGTTCAATTAGGGAAAGATGTTTTAGCTGGATATAAAGCAAGGCCAGTTGAAGCAATTGCAGGCTTTACATCTAAACCAGTTGAAACATTAGATACTATTGGAGCGGCGATTAAAGAAGGTTCTAGCAATGCTTATAAAGCAGTCCGTGAATCTGGTGCAGTTCTAAAACCAGAAACAACAAAATCAATTTTTACCGGAATTGATGACTCTTTAAAAGAAAGCGGAATCTTAAACCCAAGATTGCACGGTGACACAATTGGGGTTTTAGATGATTTAAAAGCTTTAGCTAAAGAAAAAAACGGCGCTATCGGTTTAGAAGAATTAGACCAATATAGACAACTTCTAGGGGATGTTGTGAAGAAAAATACTGATATTGGCGGTAAAATGAATGCTGATGCCTTAAAAGCCAGCATTTCTATTGATAAACTAGATGATGTTGTAGAGGATTTGGGTGGTAATGCTTTGCAAGGACAAGGTCAAATATTATACAGAGGAACTAATAGCTCCCAATCTATTGGCGGAGAAGTATTATCAACATCTAAAAACCCAGAAGTTGCTAAAAATTTTTCAGATAACGGAAGTATTAAAAAATTTATCTTAGATAAGAATGCAAAAATAATTGATATTTCAGAATTAAGAAAACAAATACTAGGAGTAGATAAGCTGCCAAATCCAAGCACTTTAAGTAAAGAGCAATTTGATAGTATTACGGGTGAATCTTTAGCAAAAGAGGCTAGGAGATTAGGTTATGATGTTATAGATCAATCTAAGATTGGTTTTAAATCAAAAGGTATTAACTCTAACCGCCCCTCATTAGATGAGGAAGAGTTTAAAATTATAAATTCCAAAGTTCTTAAAGAAGCTGGCGAAGAAAGTCAAAAATCCCTTGATCTACTCAACACAGCAAGAGCAGAATGGAAACGCTACCGCAAATTTGATGCTATCACAAGTATTGTAAGAAAAGCAGATGGCGATCCTAATCGTACTAAAACACTACTACAAAACTTTGTAAATAATCCAAAGAATCTAAGAGGGTTTTCCAGTGCTGAAGTCGAAGCTTTAAAAAGAGCTAAAACCAATTCTACCGCTGAAGGTTTAATGAAAGCAGTGGGCAAATTTGGTTTTGATATTGGAAGTGGCAGGAATGCAGGCAATACAGCTTTACCAATCATAGGGGCTGGATTAGGTGGTTTTGCTGGCGGAGCCTCAACAGGAGGACTAACTCTTGCCGTTGGAACTTTAGCAAGACAAGCCCAAAAACTATCCGCAAAAGGTCAAGTTGACGATGTTTTAAAACTTATCCAAGGACAGGAACCAAAAATTGCAAGTAAAGTAGTTCAAAAATTACCACCTAAAACTAGGGATTTTGTATTAACCAACATACTAACACAATCAATTAACCAATAATTATATGGCATTTAACGGAACAGGAACATTTGTAAGAATTTATAATTGGGTAACTGATAAAATAAACTCGGTGCCAATCACAGCGTCAAGAATGGATACTGAAATGGACGGAATGGCAGCAGGATTGTCAAATTGTATTACAAAAGATGGACAAACAACCATCACAGCCAACATTCCAATGAATTCTCACAAGCTCACAGGGTTATCAGTTGGAAATGCAAGAACAGACTCTTTAACACTTGGGCAAGTTCAAGATGGACAATTTACAGCACTTGGTTTAACTGGCGGTGCGGCTGACGCTTACACAGCAAGCCCTAGCCCAGCGATTACTGCTTATGTTGCGACTATGGAATATAGTGCAAAAATCCACGCCACAAACTTAACTACTACCCCAACCCTTTTGATTAGTGCAATCAGTGGCGGAACTATCAAAAAACTAGATGCTTCTAAAGCTGAAATTGCTGTTGAAGCAAGTGATATGTTGGCTAATGGATGGTATAAATTTAAACGAAATGTAGCTAATGATGCTTGGATTCTTTTAAACCCTGAAAAATCTTATATTAATTTTGCTAATGCTACTGCCGCCACAGAATCAGTAGCAGGAATTGCAGAAATAACAACACAAGCAGAAACTAACGCGGGAAGTGATGATACTAGAATTGTTACCC